GTCGAGCTCGAGGACCAAGAGCTCTGGAACATATGGAACATAGAGACAGACCTGATCCCTTGCATGCTGGACATGAGAAGCAACGGGGTGCGCGTGGATTTGGACAAGGCGGACAAGAACAAGAAGTTAATCCGTGGGAAGACCAAGGAGCTACGTCAGGCTATCAAGACAACATCAGGCTTGGACGTAGATATCTGGGCCTCCGCTTCTATTGCAAAGATGTTTGACAAGCTGGGCCTGAAGTATCCAAGGACCGAGAAGGGCGCTGTGTCGTTCACCAAGTCTTGGCTCAACAGCCACCCGTCAGAGATTTGCCAGCAGTTAGTCAAGCTCCGTGAGTTCGACAAGGCTGACAGCACATTCATCGACAGCATCCTGCGGCACGAGCACAACGGACGCATTCACACCGAGCTCCACTCTACCAGAAGGGACGAGGGCGGCACGGTAACGGGTAGATTCTCTTCAAGCAACCCTAATCTTCAACAAATTCCGGCAAGAGATAAGGACATCAAGAAGTTAATCCGTGGGTTGTTTGTCCCAGAAGAGGGATACAAGTGGGGATCGTTCGATTACTCTAGCCAAGAGCCAAGATTGTTGGTACACTTCGCGGCCAGTGTTGGGGAGATGCCTCGTAAGGATTTACTTGATGAGATCGTCCACGAGTACAACACCTCAGACGTAGACCTGCACCAGATGGTTGCAGACTTGGCAGGGATCACCCGTAAGGAAGCAAAGGCTGTGAACCTGGGGATCATGTATGGCATGGGCGTTGGTAAGTTGGCAGACCAGATCGATGTGCCCCCCGAGGTAGCCAAAGAACTCTTAACCCAGCACCGCAATAAGGTTCCGTTTGTTAAGGCACTGGCGGAGATGGCGTCAAGACGAGCCGCAAACTCTGGACAGATCCGTACATTACTGGGCCGCAAGTGCAGGTTCCATCTCTGGGAGCCCACTAAGTTTGGCGCAGGCAAACCTCTGCCCCACGATGAAGCGTTGAAAGAATACGCAGGGGTGAACGGCATGGGGATACGAAGGGCCTTTACCTACAAGGCGCTGAACAGATTGATCCAAGGATCGGCAGCCGACCAAACCAAGAAGGCGATGCTTGATTGCTACAACGCGGGACATACTCCTATGCTCACGGTCCATGATGAGTTATGCTTTAACATAGATGGCGCAGAGCAAACGGAACAAATTAAAAACCTTATGGAAAATGGCGTAGAGCTCAAAGTGCCATCTAAAATTGACGTAGATATCCAAGATGATTGGGGAGAAATAGAATGATTGATCCAGATATGACAAGCCTCGGGCTTAGACAGATGCACCCTATGCAAGTTCAGGCGCTTATGGACTTCGTTGGTATGTCCTTGAACCTAGCGTCCATGACTGACGACCACGTTATAATAGAAGAAACCGAAGCTGCGGCGGACGAACTGGTTCGTTTGTTTGGAGGCAACGGCATTAAGTTAACAATCGAGGTTCACTGATTATCTTGTGCTCGATCTACAATCGCTTGGTTCTTAGGGTCTCCTATGAAACCAGGGGCAAAGGTCCGTGCTCTGTTTAACAAGCCCTCGCCGAAGTTACTGACCGTGTCCACCGCTCCACTGACCGCGTTAGTTACCACGTTAGTTGGAGCGCTCAATAAAGTCTCGTTTGTTTGAGGGATGGGCGGAGTTATTGATTGAGTAGGATTTACCTCGGGTAAACCTTCCAATATAGAATTTGCTTTCTTGCGTAAATAAGAGGCCGCAGTCATGTCCCCTGCTACTTCAGCACGTTTAATTGCGGCAACAACATCAAGGTACTTTTCTTGCGCAGCTTGTATTCGTACTGTTTCTTTTTGCTCCACAACATCTTTTAAGTTTAAAGATTGCTGTCCGAAGGGACGACCACTCAAAGCACTTTGCATTTCTATTAGTTCATCTCTTGGAAGTTGGTCTATTGTTCCTTTTCGAGCAAGCCTTTCTAGTACCACATCACTTATCACTACTGGAACAAACGTATTGTTTAAAATGTTTTCGGATCCGCTAATGTTGTCTAGTTTTAACGTAGCATAAATTTCTTGTTTGCTCATCCCAAGTTTTTCAAAGTTATCAAATACTCTTTTGTACTTGTTCATAACTCGATACTTTGCTTCGTTAGCGTCTTTATAGGCTTCAAGAAGTTCATCCGATTGTATGTTTTCTCTTTGAGTAACACTGTTCCAAATACTATTTGCGTCTCTAATTTCTGAGGCCATGCCCTGACCTTTGTAATAAAGGGATTTTTTAAGACGAGTTGGGGTTGATGGAATCCCAGTGAACGCTCGACCTAATTCTCTTTGAATCTCTCGTTCTCTGCCCTGCCTGTCTTTAGTCGACACACCAAAAGTTTCCGATAACCCAGCCTTATCAAGTGCTCCTCTTAGAAGCGGCCCTGCGCCAAACTCTCCTTGACGTACTTCAAAAGGAGAAATCCCTGGAGTAAGCCCGCCAACTATGTGAGCAAAACTTTTGGCAACTTTGTCCC